TCATATAGATTCGTGTCGGAGTTGCCAAAGGCAATACAAAACGGGCACATTCTTTTGCAATTCCCATATCAAGCATTGACTGATAGAGAACCATAGAGTCATCAAAGTGCTTACGAATCTTGCTCTCAAACTCTTTCTTTACAGAATCATCAATATCATCAATAGAGTTCTGACGATTCTTAGTATCCTGGCGACGCAAGTCAAAGAGAGGAATACTATCTCCCAGAAGAGAACTGTCGGCATAGCGTTGGGAGAACTCTTGATAGGTGAAGGAACGATGCCTCAGGATCTGTGCTGCGATGCCCCTAGTGGTCTCGATCTCAAGCGTCATGAATGCCTGCTCAAAGACGCTCCAGTGCTGGTGTTTCACGCAGTACTTAAGAAGACCCGCAACGTTCGGATTCTCCTGGTTAGCGGGGTTGCTGACCCTCGCTACGTAACCCATTGTCTTCTCGGCATCAGGGGTCACAGAAATCAGTTTTACTTGCTCACTCATTGTCTTTCTTATAGTTTTTACGTTTCTTTTTGAGTTCTTTCAACTCTGCTTTGATAAGTTGATAGGCAGTCTCTCCATCAATCTTATCTCCCATTTCCATTGCAATAATAACATCGGTGCGAGTGCCGAAGTGTTGCAAAGCCCTTTCGAAGGAATCTAAATCTTCATACATCAGTCTGGGTATCCATCATCGTCATCACTATATAACCGATATTGATTCTTGGAAGTACTTTCTTCATGATAATCAGGTTCATATGAATCATCAATTTTTTGAATTAAATCCTCAAACTTGATAATGTTTTCTATATCATCATCCTTAGAATCTTCCATTTCCAACTTAAGAGATTCAATCAGAAGTTCCATGTTTCGAATTATCAATGAAATTTTTTTCTTGTTCATTTTATTCGCGCAACAAAAACATTTTACATAAAAAAAGAGAGGGTGTCAACCCTCTCTAATCACTTAAGTAAATGAACTTCAGCAACTATCAACAACATAAATGCCATTGATGCCAAAGTTATTTCTGCTACTGTCAGCATTTTTTTGCCCCAACAATGTGTGCAATTTGTGCTTTATGTAGTCTATTCTGTTTTTGTTTTTGATCTTTAATGATCTGCAGGACATTCAGTTTCATTTACATACCTCTTTAGTTTCGGTATGCTTCACACCTCTGTAGGTTTCTACAAAGGTTTCTTTTGAACAAACCATCTTGTTCAGACGGTCATTGGTGTCATAAGCGGCACCACGATATACGACTTTAGCCATGAGATTGCCTCCAAAGAAATGAGTTAATTAAAACCCGTTCCTTCGGGCGGTTTGCGTTCGCTATTTGCAAATAGCGAATGAACGATCCGTTCCGCCGTCCTACTTGCGACCAGTTACCTGGTTGAACGTAAGCACATTATAGTGCTATCAACTTATGTAGTCAAGTGGTTTTGTATTTTATGATACAGTTTTAAATAAGTTCTTGATTTTTAAGGTATTGTAAGGTTTCTTTAATACTGCCAATGTGTTTGCTACCAATTGCTACCTGTGGATATGTTGCTTCTTTACCAAACTCCATTTCAAATTGACGTTCACTAAAGTCTATGCCCTCAATATATTCATGAAACTCACCACCAATATTTTTAAGAAGCATACTAATACGCTCACACTCTTGACTGCCGTTACTATAGATTACTGCCGTTTCATTCATAGTTGATAATATTTAATTAGATAACTTTTAAATTCTGGTACATGTGCTAATGTAGACTGCAATATAAACCATTGAGAAGCAGTGGAAATGATATTATAAGTTTTTATATTATCATCCATAAATTGAATCTCTATAATATAATGTGTCACTCAATCTCTCTGCCTCCAATCTTCTGGTTTATCTTGTGAGAAAAAGTCGATTATATCATCAGCACTTTTAAATCCAGTGCGATGATTTGATGGATCTGGATCTCCAAGATCCATCGCATTCATAAAGTCATCTAGACTTCCTTCTTTCATCTCTGGATTATTTGCTGCTCTTCTTGCCCTGCGAAGCATTGCTTCAGCAGATCCATTTGACTTTGCAAGTTTTTGAGCCCAAATCATATCTTCAATTTGAACTTCCTCACGCCTTGCAATTCTACCACAAATACTCTCCATGCGGAGTCTATATTGAGAAGAAAGCATTATATCCCTCGTTTAGTTTTATTTATTAAAAACCCTCATGCGAAAAAATTTGCCGGAATTTTTTTCGCCAAAAAATGAAATGCAAAAGTGATTTTTAAATTAGTCAATAGGATTTTCCTTTGACTCCTCAATCAATCCCTTAACATATTCCTCAGTACCATCTAAAGTTTTAACTTGGTATAGATGTGATCTCATATACTTTTTGACATTCTTATATTTTTTTAGAAGAGAATTAAGTTCTTTTTTATTAACTAAGAATTTAACATCATCTTCTTTTTCTTTTCCAAATCCTTTAGTCATTTTTTAGATTTCTTTTCCTTTTTATCATTACCCCACAATTTGGGGTTTACCCTTCCATAACCAAAATCAATTTTTTGAACTGCTCCAGGACCATACTTGTCGTAGTACATATCAAAGAGGTTTACTGTCTTACTACACCTTGTTAGGTCAATATAAGTTTTTCCATCAACTTTATACCAGATCAATTTTGCATCGTTTGGAAAACTTTTATCTTTTGCAATTTCCAATGTAGTTTTTTCCAAAAGAATTTGACACCCATATTCATGTGGCAGAACGTTTTTTGAAATTTTATTTTCTTGTTCTGCCATAACAGTATCCTCCGAAAAAACAACTGTCACGAACGTCCTCCCCAAACAATGTCTGGATAAGACTCTGCAACAATTTCCTTTGTAATTTTATATTTATCTTGAAGTTTTTTATCCTTCACTAAGCACATAAGTTCTGCCTCAAGTGGATGCAATCCCTTCAACATATTAATAAAGATAGTTTCCTTTCTGACTTGAGAAATTGCGTTACTCCCACCTTTACAAAAGAGATAAAAGTTTTGATACTCATTCCTGATAGAAGACTTTGCAGATGCTTCAGCAAAATCTTCTGTTCCATAGTATCCAGTAGTCTTCATTCCATCACTCTTAGACTTACTTTCAATCATATCACTAAGATTACCACCAACGTTGGTTTGCTCATCAACGTCTGCATAAGGAACTGGTCCTGAAGGTAAAACACTAATTACGGATTCGTCAAAATTCATAATAAAGATGGAAACAAGAGCAGGATTTCTGTACTCTTGCAAAACCTCAATTTTTTTTGCTTTACTTCTCTGCTTAGAAGCAAGTTCTAAAATCTCATGTTGAAATGGATTTGGTTGTAGTTTTACAATTGGTTTATTCGTCGTCTTCTTCGTCGTAGTCATAATTGTTTTCAAATCGTACTGCTAAAATTTCATCAGGTAAAAGATTACCATTCTCATCAAACATCTCCGGATGAGCATATACTGGTGCTGTGCTGTAGAAATGTTCTTTTGCCAACCATCCTACCACACCACCAACAAAAAAGAACATTATCGAAATAAGAGTGCTGATCGTTAGAGTTACTGCTAACATTTTCTTTCTCCAGAGAGTCTATTTTTTCCTAATGTCTATATAAAAGTTCAGGTGTAAAACAATCTCTCTACGAAAAAGAGAAACCATCTTACCAAACTTTAATTGAAAAGATTTTGGTGATTCTGGTTTACTCCTCCTATTACGTAACATTAACTCAAATCCCCGATTAATCTGGGGTTCTGTTTTATTTAGTTTTCTTTCGTCGGCCTGGTCGTTTGTCATGGCTATACTTCCATGCATCTTCTAAGATGCCATACAAATAGTTTTTAATTTTTCTTGCTTGGGGTTTTGGAATGTGCCCATAAGCTTCACGAAGCATTTTGTGAGTGTTATCAGAACCTCCTTCTAGATATTCTCCCAACTCATTTACCAAATCTGAAATTTCTACAGAAGTTTCGCTGGTAATAAACTCTTCAACTTGCTTTCTTGTTACATTTCTAGATTTCAAATAATCATAAAATTTTAAAACAAACTTGTTTTCAAAAGCAAAGTCGATTGCTTGGTCAACATCATAATAAACTTCGTGAAAATTAGTGTCCATCAAATAATTTTGTTTTCTGAAAGGTACTTTACAGTTTCAGTGCATCCACCGATCAATACATCATCCAAAAGAACCCTTGGAAAAGTTGATCCGTTTCCAAACTTTGAATAAAATTCTTCTCTTGTAAAATCACTATTTAATTTTTGAATTTCATAATCAAGATTCGCCAGATGCAAAACTCTTTCCACTTTTGTGCAAAATGGACAACCTTCTTTAGAATATACTGTAAATTTCATTTTGTAATAATAAAACTGAAAATTATTTAGCGTGATATGCTTTTAGATCTGGATTTGGTTGAGAAGGAACCACGGGGTTCCGACTTACATTTTTGATCACAATAAAAGCATCCTTTTGATAAGTAATAGTTCCAAAAGGTTTTGCCCACTTTGGATTTGCATCAGGATTAGTTGCAGTTCCAGTTACAGCAACACCTCCAATATCAACCTTCAGTTCATCTTCATGATCCCATCCAAGTTTCTGAAGGGCAATAGCAAACTGCCCAAGCATATCAGCACTCGGATTCTTTTTCTCCGTCATTGATTTCACTCCGTGGTTCTTCATTATACAATGGTTTACCTGGCCTGTAAAGTTGAGGCCAGGTATCTATAAGAATTTCTGAGATTTTATATGGTGTTTCAGAGTTAATCATTTCTAGGGATTGTGATTTTTATTTCCCTTTACTTTATTATAACCCCAAACAATAAGAGCGCCAGCACCGACGCCTACGATACAGCAGATAATCATGTGTCCAAAATGATGCATTAGTTTTTGTTTAATTTAAATCAGTTTACGGTAACGTGTCCAATCATTCCAGCGCCTTTATGAGGATCACACCAAAAGGTATACTCGCCAGGAACATCAAAGGAAACGTCAAAGGATTCTCCAGGAGAAAATGCCAAACCTGTATGGCTGAGCTCGGGATGACCATCAACAATGACATTGTGAGGAGGTAGCACGTTATTGATAAAGTGGATGCTATCACCAGCAGCAATTGTAACTTCTGAGGGTTCAAAGACTAGTCCTCCGTTATAACCCATCTGAACATCAACTGCCCAAGCAGGGAGAGCAAAGAAAAGAGTTGCGATAAATGCAAAAAAGAACTTCATAAAAGTTTATGTAACTTCACTATCTATACTCTTTATATTATTATACTTGGGATTTGTCAGAAATTCCTGATGAATCATTTCAGAGAACTCGTCTGCACATTTTATCCAAGTTTTTCTTGCTGTTGGCGCTAATGGATTTTTATCCTCCATCATATTATACCAGATATTCCATAATATCTTACACTCTTCAGACTTCTTCTGAAGATGTGGTTCCTTGTACATTGGAACCTGTGGGATGTGTGCCCGTGACTGTAACTATTTACACATAATACAATCCCGTAATAGTATCAACATCTGCAGGTCGAAATGCTTTCACTGGTGCAATCCAGTTGTAGGACATTACAGTATCATTAGTATCAGTATCGTACCACACATCACCGTCTCTGTCATCGTGTGGGTGTTCAAATCCTAATGCGTGGCCCCACTCATGCAAATACACATACTTCTTATCATTAGCAAATTTCTTAACTAGGATAGTATATCCTTTCTCTGTTGGTATACACAAACCAGAAGCATACCAATATGGTTCTGGCATACTCTTTCTTTCATAGAATGCAACCTCAGCATGTTTTGGTTTCTTCAACACCTTGATGTCGAATGATACCATTTCATCTGTGGTTGCAATCATGTTTCGAGTGAACCTCGTTGGACTATCAACATACACCTTGAGAAGGTTATCATTTAGAAATTGAGAGGTGTGTTGATAGTTATAGGGAGAAATTAGTTCTTCCATTACTCTCCTTTTACAACATGAGACCATGCAACCTTATACTTATTATCCCAGTTATCACAGTATGGTGGATAAAAAGCATTGAGAGCAGCAGTAGTGTCAACAATGCGTTGCATATCACCAGCATCTACTGCTTCTTGTAGTTTATCAAGAAG